ACTGATGACGGTACAGTAGATGTTGGGGACAGGGAAGAAAGAATTTTGAAGAGGACCTTTGCCATATCTGTGGAAACATACCTACCCTCTACGAGATACCTTTACACCAACAGTGGACAAATAGAAGAGTTTAATGTTGGAGTTGGTATACAAGAATAGAAAATTTTTTTACTTTTTTATTTGGTAAGTTTGTAAATAAGATAGGAGTTATATAAATATGAAAGTTGTTAGGAACGAAAGCCTTCAAGGGCACATGGTTTATTTTAAAACTTCTAGGGGGGTAAAGGGGTTCTGGTTTGCACCTGGGAAAAGACTAGCGGTTCCAGCAGCATTTATTTCAGAGCATATTGTATCTCTTCAAAGACGAAAATTGCTATCCGTGAAGGAAGCTTAGGAAATAAATTATGCCAAATTTAATAAGTCCCGGTGTTTATATTCTTGAAAAAGATATTTCAGAGTACGCTCCCTCAATAAATTCTTCAGTAGTAGCCCTAGTTGGCTATGCAAGTGAGGGTCCAGCAAATGTACCTACTCTAATAACAAGTAAAGCAAGCCTAATATCCACCTTCGGATCTCCCTCAGAGTCGATTACTGGGCAAGGTTTGGAGGCTGCTATGGAGATCTTGGATGATACCCAGTCATTATACTACATAAGAGTTGGTTCTCTTGGGCCAGAAGGTCTTACAAATGCAGAAGCCTCAATCCCTCTAGGTTCGTGCCCTGCCGTTAACGTTTCTGCTGGTACCTGGGGGGTGGAGGAAGGCGGCTTTTGCAAATTTGGAATCGATAGAGGAGTAAGATTCAATGTTCAAGTATGGGATAATGATGGTGTAGCACAATTCTCTGAAACTCAAACTTTTGATGTCCCAGGCGGTCTTACTGCCCCAGGCGGAGGACTTTTTGCCTATCAAGGTGAGGCTATAGCATCCGTAATCCCAGATGATGGTGGTATGTTTAGCTGTAAGGTAGATCCACTTAGCCCGCAATCAATGATGAAGGGGACACTTGTTGCTAATGTTGCGGGTGTTAATGCTCACATGGTAATTCATGCTTACGAGATATTTGAGCAGGCGGATGGGACTTGGGACCTTCCAAACCCCGCTGGAGGTACTGAATGGACCCCCATAGAAGCCCTGGTGCCAATACATGCTGATGGACAGACTCACGGCAAGCCAGGGTATACGAGCTTCGATTGGGAAAACCAGTTTCAGGTATCTAAAGGCAAGTTTTACGGTACCACTCATGGCGGCTCGGAGGAGGAATACGACTCTGATGTGGACCCAGTTTACAGAGTTACTAGCCTAAACCCTGGTTCTGGGTACAATTATTCACAAGCTAATAACACTGGAGTATCCATAACAGTTGTTGAAGACTCTGGGACTGCCCCAGTCAATGGGTGGGAGCTTGTAGTGCAAAAACATGATGGTGGCCTCACCGGGGAAACCTATTCCCAGTCCTTCGTAGAAGGAGCTACCTGGCTTGAGGGTACTCTACAAACTGGTGACGAGGGGACTTCACAACTGGTTAAAGCCAATGTAGTAGTCGAGGGTGAGGATGTAGATTTACATACATTAGAATTTGAAGGCGACCTCTACTCTAAGATGGATCCTGGGGAGAAGAGCAATGGGGGTACTGAAGATCACGAGTTTGAATGGGTTGATCAAACATATGGAACATTTAATCATTATGATTTTGATACAAGTACAGCCGTTATTACAACCTTGCCCTTTAGTACCGAAGATTGGGATTCTGAGCAACAAGAAGACCAGCTCGCCGCGTTGAAGGGTCTCAATCCTAAATTTAACCAGTTGATAGCGGGCACGGTAGGAATGCAGGGTGGTGCCGATGGCTTGGCCTCAGTAGATTCAGACATAACAGCGGAAGTCATAGGAACTGTTACAGCAGAGGGGAAAAAGACGGGAATTCAAGCTCTAGATAATGCTTCATTAAATATTTCTATTGCTGCTATTCCTGGCATAACTTTAGAAGCCTGTCAAAATGAATTAGTTGCGATGGCGCATCGTACAACAGATTTTATAGCTGTAATCTCTCCTCCATATGGTGTAGGCGGTGTTCAAAACGCTGTCAACTGGACACAGGGGACGGGTAATCTAGGTCGTAGTGCTGCGTTGAGCGAGGAGATTTCATCTTACGCTGCTATTTACTGGCCTTGGGTAAAAGTATTTGATGTATTCGAAGGAACAGACAGGTGGCTAGACCCAGCCATATTTGGAATAAAGGCTATGTGTAGGACTGATTCTGTTGCAGAAACTTGGTTTGCACCAGCGGGGTTCCAGAGAGGAGGATTGGCCAAGCCATCAGAAGTTGAAGTAGTGCTCAATAAGGGTGACAGGGATGCCTTGTACGGCCCAGGCAATGTTATAAATCCAGTGGTTAAATTCCCTCAACAAGGGATTGTAATATTTGGACAAAGAACTGCGAAAACATTGCCTACTGCTTTGGACAGAATTAATGTTCGCAGGTTGATGATATACTTAAAGAAGGTTATATTTGCGTCAACCCAAAGGTTCGTATTTGAACCTAACGATGAATTTACTTGGGCTAGGATAGAACAAGTTCTTATCCCTCTGGTGTCAGAGATTAAGGATAGAAGGGGTATAACAGACTTCCGCGTGGTGTGTGATGAGACTACAAATATCCCATCCACAGTAGATAAGAATGAACTGTGGTGTAAAGTTTTGATTAAGCCCACTAAGACTGCGGAAATGATTGTCTTCGAATTGAACTTAACTAACCAATCGGCACAAATGGGCACACTATAAGGAGATACAAATGGCAATAGGACAACAATTTTACGGTAACCCAGCAGCCAATCCTCACGATCCTAAGGAAGCGCTACCTAAGCTTTCTTATGCTCTTGATGCTGTACGAGCGTACCAATTTGAGGTACATTTTGATGGATTACCTCCCAATATTGAGGGGGTGACTCAAAATGGACTAACCTTGGCAGCCAAGCAGGTTAGCCAAGCTAGCATGTCGGTAGACGATATTGAAGTTCATCGAGCTAATGATAAGCTTTACTATCCTGGGAAAGTATCTCAAGAAGAAATTACTATTACTTTTGATAACCTACTCTCCAAAGAAGGCGATGCTTTCGCAGCAATGTGGCAATGGTTTAAGCGTGGCTACAACCCAGAGACAGGCAGGGCAATGACTGATGTTGATGGGACTGATCTAGGTGGATCAAATCAATTCAAGGCTAAGAAAGTTAGTATTGTTTTAATGAAGGGTAATTTAGATCATGTTAAAGCTGTTGAGCTCTTTGGAGTTTATCCTAAATCATGGAAAACTGCTGAATTTAATTATGCCCAAAACGAGTTCAATACCCTTGAAGTAACATTCAGGTTTGACTACATGGATGCTTTTAGTCAGGCTGGCGTTCTACAAGGGCTGATTGGTTAGAAGTTTTTACTACAACATGAAACAGAAAAGACCCAGCTTAGCTAGTCTAAGTTGGGTCTTTGTTTTGGAACTATGATAAGTGATGGATTATTTTACTGAACTACTTGAGTCTTATGATTTGCTGAAGAAGCGCAAGCTTAAGATTCGACCATTAGCTGAGCAGACAGACGCTGAACTGGCTGCTAACGCGGCAGCGCAAGCGGGTGCCATGCGTGATTCAAATTCACAGTATCAACCTCCAGAAGCTCCTGGGACGCGGGTCTGGAAGGCACAGAATGGGATCGTAGTAGCAGGTAATAGGCAGTTTGGTATGCTACGAATACTTAACCCAGAAGGAGGCATATACGATCAGGAAAACTGGGATGCATTTGTCTCTCTTTTTGGTGGTGATGATGAGGTAGAGGGCCAACCCGTTGAGGGTGAGGTAGAGGGCCAACCCGTTGAGGGTGAAGAGGGTTTGATGATTGACCCCGCCCAGCAACAGGCTCAGGATATGGTTATGGCCTACCCTGATAGGGGTGAGGATATACTTAGGTCGCTGGATAAAGTATGTAAGGAAATGAGTATTCTCACTAGAGGAGGATTTTTTACAGATGCAGATGAGTTTGTCATGGATGGAGAGTTTGATCCTGCTTTTTGTATGGGACCGAAAGGAAGTCTTGCCTCTATTTTGTTGAATAGAAAGACTCTCGGCTTAAATCTTACGGAAAATAGTGGTTCTCTCATTAAAAGAGAGGATGTTAACGATGGTAAGATAGTTAGATCTTTGGATGGTCTGGTTGAATCTTTGAGAAAAATTTCAAAGTTACAGACTGATCATACTAATTTTACTGAAACTGATGCTCTAACTGTAAAGAATAACCTTAGATTTGATACGCGAGGAGCTAGGGGAAGGGTTTTTCTTCGTGATAGCGTGGAAGATTCCTTTGGTATTTCTTTTGATTGGCAAGATACTAGAACAGGATCTGCTTTAACGACCATAGCTGAACGCTATAACGAGAAATTAAAAAATATTGGCTTAGTAGATAGTAAATTTAATTTGGAAGCTAATCTCCAACCAAATTATTCTTTTAGTCAGGGTTACTTAAATAATGTAATGAAAGAGTCGTCCGAACGACTTGGCGTTGCTATGGCCTTCTTGGTTAGAGGAAATACCACATCAGCAGCAAGAATGTTGTTAGAACTTCAACAAGAGTTTGGTGAGGCTTTGGATGAAGCTTACAGAGTTAGTGAAGCTGTAGCCAATGCGGAAGAAATTGCCACAGAGCAGACGGAAGAGCTGAGTCAGTGGCTAAATGATTTTCAACAACTGTTGTCAGAAGAATTTTCTGAGGTTACCAACGAGGCTAAGGATGGTATGGTAGCAATATTTAGGAGGGTAGCCCAACTGTCTGCTGGGTACTTCGCTGTGCTTGGCTCAGATGCTGCTGTAAGGGTCGGAGGGAAGACTGGAAAAGGCAGGAAGGGCGATATATCATTGTGGTATGGGGACCAAGGAGCGGCCTTGAACGGCCTCTCAAGGGTAGGTGTAGGAGATCCTAATTCAAAAATAACTACTCAATCTGTGCGAAAAGCTGTGCTAGCTTCCCTCCCTGAGGATCAGGTGGTCGCTGAAGGGAACATACAACAGGCTCTTGATAAATTAAATAATAATAATGGTACTACTTTTAGTCTGGAAGATGAAGTACACACAGTTAACCTTAGTTTAAAATCTTATTTTAAGGAAGGTGCTAGAAGGTTTGGCCAAACAGGAAGCTTTGTTGAGACCACAGCAAAGATAAATAAAGAGCTTGCTGACCCAAATAGCTGGGCAAGTGAAGCATTTGGAGCAGTAGGAGCAAATACCCCTGGTGTTCGAAGACTTGTTGAGAGCATGGATACACTTGTTAATTCAGTTAATACTATGGTAACCAAAAATATTAGTGCCCCTGGGGTCACACCAGAACAAGTGCGAAGAAGAGTTCTTGATGGTGTTTCTAAGTATTTTGAAAAAGGTGCAGACTATGAGGATTTAATAGCAAAAAAATCTTTTGATAAATATGTAAAAGAT